TAATCGCCCCGTATACAAGAAACACAAGCACTATGGCCCTGTCGTTGTCGTTCTTTAGCAAACCTTACCGTCTCCTTTCCACATTCACGTGTGCATTCACGATAAAATCGGCATTTTATCGTGCACACTGAACTCCGATAATTCCGTTTATAACAATCAACTTGCATAACTAACCACACATCCTCATGATATCCCTAAACCAGTTCTTCAACTTCATAGACTCATAGTAAACAGCTCCGCACTCATACGCTTCCCTTAAATGCTTCAGCCAAGGCAACTGTTTAGCTGCCTTGAAGAGCATGACGTTCGGCTTATGGTCATCTGTCGTTACTGAATAGTAAGCACTACATGTAGGGTCAACATTCAAGCTGATATAGTACCTCCATTGCACAGGGTCTACCCACACACCAATGTCCGTTCCCTTGTAATGCAATGTAAGTCTATATTGTGAACGTTGGGTTTTCTTCTCGATGAAGTCCTCATTATCCAACAACCATTCGTTGTTGACAGCATAATCGAGGTACTCGCTATCAGCATTCAACTGGTAGAACTCTGTAGCCAGTTTAGCTTCGCGTACTTTCTCGCACACAACATTCTGCACCAGTATATTCTTGCTCTTCCCGAATCTCTGAATGTCCCCGTTGTACGGCTTATCCAGATGGTAGTAATCGAAGTACGGGTTTGTGATGGACACAGCGTTTGACAAGAACAGAACAATGCAGCGCGGATGATCTGTACCAGGTCGCGCAATGGACTCGTACAAGTCGTTGAACACCCGTACCTCGTCAGGAAGATATCCTCCGTTACCCTTCTTGGCAGTGATGAACTCATCGAATATGATGACGCGAACGTTGGGGAAGGAATCACCTTTGAGCGCCTGATCTGCGCAGGACAGCTGCACAGCGTACCCCATGATTTCGCCATCGCAGTAAAGGGTATTGCTCTCGGCGCTCAACTTGTGGTCTGGGAACTCCCTCTGCACAGCCTGGAAGATGCGCCCGTGCTTCTGCTTTGTGATCTTTCGCAATTCCTCTTCGCGGCGGCGAACGTACACCCATTCCCAGGCGATACCCTTGCTCTTCCATTTAAGGTACTGCTCTATGCAGTATTTCAGTGACCCGTAGGTCTTGCCCGTACCTCGCGGCCCGATAAAGAAGTTGTAAAGGCAGTTGTACGACAGAGGGCGCATAATGTCCCAGTAGTCCTCTGATCTTACCATGCTTCCTCCTTCATACAGAGCGCCCGCGGTGGAGCGAATGCAACACCACGGGCAAATGCGAGCCGCCACACAACGCCAAGTTCACAATCAGTCACGACCAAGGGCTTCCGCAGAATCTTCCATCTGTGACTCGGCTAGCCGCGAGAACAGTCAAGCATTGTGCGCTGCGCTCGCGGCTATCTTATTACTGCTTGGGTGTTATGTCAACCCTGTATTTGTCATCTTCCACAGTGATCGTGGTAAGAGGTAGGGTGGTGTCCGCTTCTCCCCGATCACCTCGCGCGTAGGCCCGCCACTGGTCTGGACTACCATAAAAGAGGTCACCATCGACAACTCCTGAATATCCCTTCAACCTGATGGACTCGGAGAACTGCCAGCAGCAGAGCAGCCCGTCCACCTTGTTAGTCCACTTGGAGAGGTCTGTGTTCAAGTTTGTGACCTTGACAGGATATCTCGCCACCCATCGGTCGCACTCCTTGTTCACTGTTCCCTGGTCGAATCGCCAGGCGTTGGCGTACACCCAGCACCATACGCGCGTCTTGTCGTAGACCCGTTGCAGGAACCTGTTCACCCATTCCACGCTTTGATCTTCCTCCCAGTCCAGAACGGGGATGCCCTCGCCGAAGTAGTTCCAGCACGAGGAGACGAAGAAGTCCGCTTCCGCAATCGCGTCGTTGTTCCGCGCATAGTGGTAGAACCCCCAGGGGAGTCCGGCCCTCCGGCACAGCTGCACCACTCGGTCGCACTCGGGGTTGACGTATGTCCTGCCCTCCGTGGCCTTGGTGATGCAGAACTCCACCTGGGGGAGCTTCGTCGGGTCGATCTTGCCCTGGTGGGATGACACGTCGATTCCTCGCATGGTTGCCATGGCACTCCTAACGGACACCGTAGATAGGCCAGAAAGCAGGGCCGATGTTGAAATAGGTACGGGTGGTATCATCACGCGCACTGTGCGTCATTAGGATAACACCATCAGTTTGGTAGGTTACATACCCAACTGCTTCACCTCCAGAGCTGAGAACAGTTGTTTGATTGTATGCTGGGCGGATATTATTCGGAAGAGTGCCGATGGTCTTATCACCGCCAGCATCGCTGACACCAGTGATTTTATAACCAGGCATGAACACGAAGCCGTTTTTCAGATAGTACGTTTTCTTGTCCCATTTACCGAAGTCGGAAGTGAATGAATTGATGTATCCAGCTGTGTTGGCGCTTCCCAAAAGAGAACTAATCATCTTAGAGGCCCATACAGCGTAACCACTATTATTAGGATGCACATTGTCGCTAGTGTAGAATTCGTAGCGGCCCAGCAGCCAAGTATAGCTGTCCTCATCCATCTTGACGCGAGGGATAGCGGCCTTGTTGATCTGGTCGCAAATCTCAACCGTCGTATCATAGGCGGTGATGGTGAACAGAGCCTTGTCCCAGATCATAGGGATAACGTAGATGACGGCATTCGGGAACAAGTCGCTGGCCTTCTTCGCGCATAGGGTTGCGGCAGCACCGATCTGCTTGGAAGAGGAGCCATGGGACACATCGGTGGAGGTACCAGGAAGAACGACCATTGCCGTGTTCTTGCGCTGCTCCTGGGTCATCGCGTCGTAGGCATTTTGCACCTGGGTGATATACGGTTTGTTCGCCGCGGTTCCCCAAATCCATCCAGACGCACCGACACCGTAGTTGAACTCGGTCATGCCCATAGCATTGCAGAACACCGTGGAGACGCGTTTGCTAACAGGGTCTGCACCGCCACCAGTGGTGAATGAGTCACCGACCCATACACAGTTCTTGCCCTTGTACAGTGACAGGATGTTCTGCTGGTTCATGGCGGCAATTGCAGCGCTCAAATCAGAGCGCAGTTCCGTATCAGCAGCCGTGCGCGCCGTCTCCTCGGCGGTAATCAAGTTGCGTATGGCCGTGTCCGCATTCTCGCGGGCCGTGGTCTCGCTCGCAATTGCCGCCATATTCGCTTCAATGCCGTTGGCGTTCTGCGTGATTCGCGCGTCGAAGCGACGAACCTCCTCGCGGTACGCTTCGATCTGGGCATTCCAGTTCCCCGTTTCCAGCCAGTACTCAGTGTTGCTGATATCAATGCCAGTCGGCACGTACTGCGTGGACGTGAACGAGTTGCCCTGGTGAAGCACGATGGTTAGCGGCTCGTACCCGCGCGTATCGTTCCACTCGGGAGGATTTGCGAAAACAGGCACGTAGCGAGCTCCTATGTACTCGCGCACTCCGCTGTAATCGGTAGCAGCGGGAGGTGTCTGGTTGTCTGCCATTACTGCTCCTTTCTATTCGGATTGCTTCTTCTCGAATTCCTCGATATGGTCTAGTCTCTTGGCAATTCCATCGAGAGTAGCGTCAACCTTAGTGAGAGTAATTGTAAGGTCTTTGATAGTGCGGTCATAGAAATAGAACATAGCACCACAGGCGACGATAGGAAAACCCACAGTGCTAATTGCCTGAACAATCTCGTTCACTCCTATTCACCTCCTTCGACAACTGGACGAAGGTTCGCTGTCTGAATCGGGCTTCCGTGCGGCTTCTCGGAAACCGTCTCGTGAGCCTGGTTCGAAGTATACACGGAGTCAACGTCCCAACGCAAGATCAAACGGCCGTAGGTGTCCTCACCGAAGTTCCACCCTGTGTCGAAGATGATGTCTTTCCACGACAGAGGAATATAAGCTACGAAGTAGCCTTCCTGGTTCAACCCGAAGAACACCTGTTTCACCAAATGAGTGAACACATATTCCAGGTTATCGTTAATCCATTGCTCTACTTGGTCTTTGTAGTAGTCATCGAAACCTGATTCAACGAAGTCCTGGAACAATTCCTTTAACTTGTTGATCTCTTCCGTATTGAGGTTGATTCGCTCCAACAGAGTGTTCCAGACACTCGTGTCCTCATTGAGACGGGCGACAACCTTGCACAGTACTTCATAGTACGACAGAGAGTCATCGTACACAGCGGGAAGCACTGTTTGACAGAAAATGCGAAGAGGGCTGTACCTCTGTAGCAACGGAATAGCCATTCTCACCTCCTAACCGATACCCATGAACAGGTCGGCAAGTTCACGGATAACCATCATATCAATGTTCAAGAACGTCTCGCGGTACTTCTGGAGCATATCGGCCCCAGGAATGTCGTAGCCGTAGTCGTGTTTCTCGCGAGAACCGTCCTCGTTCTTGTCTCGGTCGCCAGTTTCCTTCTTCTTCTCGTCGGCGGTGTTCTTCCCGCTTCCCGTATTAGAGGCAGTCTGGTCTGTGTTGACAGTGCCGCGGTCATATGTCACCGTAGTAGCGTATTGCAAGTTGGAGACGGGGTTGTTCCCAGGGCTGTCCAGCATGCTCATCGGCGTGTCCTGGAACACCTCGCGGTCATCTGTAGTGGTGTCGCTGTTGACCGTGCTGTTCTCTTTTCGAGTCCAATCGTCCGTTTGGTCTCTGGTGTTGTCCACTGTCCAATCATCGGTGTTGTCCACAGTCCACTTCTCGTCGTACTTCATATCTCGCGTGGACAGAGGGTCGAACTCTATCAACTCCGACTTGTAGAGCTGGTTGTAGTACGGCATGATCTCCCACATCTTCATTCGCATGAAGTAGCGGAACAGCTCCAATGTCTCAAGCCCGATCTCGCGCATGAAATAGTGACGGATGATCTTGTTGTTCAGAACCGCTCGATGGGACTCATCGAAGATAGGGTAATCGCCCAAGCCCAGACGATTGTAGATTTGCGGCCAGTTGGACTCCGTAGGCGGGAGCTTCTGGTCTTTCAACAGCTGCTCAATGGGCCATCTCAGCTGCGTTGTGAACTCGCTCATCTTAGATACCCAGTACCTTCCGAATCTTGGCGACCACGCCGCCCTCTCCTTCTTCGGGATAGCCCGCTCCCTCGTTGCCAGCCGAGCCGCTCTGCATACCCTCCACGGGAATGGGCTGCGAGCCGTATCCCTCTGCCTTGACGTAGGTACCGCTGCGGAACGTCACGGAAACGTCGAGACCGAACATCTCGTTTATCTTGTCGCAGGCCTGTTCCCTCGCGTTAAGGCGAGTGAAGCGCGACACTTCCACGTCGCCCATGTTGGACATTACCTCGTCGGAGATGAGACGCTCCTTCTTCTCGGTGTTGACGTTCTCAACACCGATATAGGTAAGGGCTTCATTCCAAATTTGGTGCTTCACGGTCTGCAAGTCCTTGGCGACGAAAGGAACGGTCAAGTCCAGAACTTCCATGTCGAAGTTCTGGGAGTCCTTGTACGTCCACAGCCAAAGGCGGTTCTCCTCGATTTGCTTCATCATGTTCAATGCCGTAAGCTTGTTCTGCTCGTTTCCTCGAAGAATCTTCGGGGCCTTCTGGTTGATGACGTTGGTGTCGATTGTACGGTCTAGTTCTGCCAGTCGTTTTGCGTAGAGCATGAGAGAAGGCATCATTGGGACTCGCAGGTAATCGTTAAAGATCAGGACGCTGTCTTCGTCCGTCAACTCCTTGTTGTACCCATCCGTGGCATAGGCCCTTCGGTCTACAGGGTAGTTGTAGATGTTCCATTCGCCGTTTATCATCGTCGGGAGTACTGCGTAGCCCTCTTCGGAAACGCTTGTCCCAGCCAGCATATCGTCCTTGAAGAACACCACCATGCCGTTTTGAAGAAGCCAGTACTCCATCATTCGCTCGTCCACTCCCTCGGGCAGGCCGTGCCACTCGAATACGGAGATGGCATAGTCCATCAATCGGTACAGGTACATCTGGTACGAAGCATTGTTCATCCAGTTGCGCTCTACATCCTGATGAATGTTCTTGTTGTTGATGACGGACTCGGGAGGTACCCCGCCGTCAGGCATATAGAAACCTGTGTACATCGTACCTCCTAGATGATGCCGTTGCTCGCCGAATAGTTCCCGATGGCCGAAGTATGCCAGAACGTGATTCCGCTGTCAAGGATGGAATTGATCGCGGCCATATCCTCAGACGGAACCGAACCCCTCATACACGCGTTCGAGGTCTTGACATAGTTCCAGGTGGAGCGGGAGTGGAAGTTGGGAACCTTCACCAAATCGACCTGATACCCGTACATTGACATGAACTCATCGGCTATCTGCGCGTACTCGTAGGTTACGGCCACCACGTCCACATTAAAGCCCATCTTGCCCGTGCTGTAGATTCCATTGCCGCTGGCACTTCCCCGCACGGTGTCAGGTTGTCTCATCATCCTGTCCCATTCGCCTACCTGGTTGGCCATACCGTAGGCACCCGCGGCCATTGATAGCCCTCCCACACCCTCCGATGCAGCGGAAACACCCCTTCTGCCAGCGGTGCGCGCAGTTGCAGCCGCCACCTTGTCGGCATTGGCCTGTCCTCCCCTCTTCGCCAGCCAACG